CTGGCCTTCGGGTAAAATCTATCGTGAATACGATAATACTTCAGCTACATTACATGACACACCAGCAAGCGCAAATGGTCTTTATGTAATCAGTAGTTCTTATAACGTATACAAATGTCTTTTTAATAACAAAGGTGGAACTTCAACAGTAGAGCCAACTGGCACTTCTACATCAACTCTCGTTACTGCTGATGGTTATCATTGGAAGTATATGTACACTGTTGATGCTGCAAACGCATTGAAGTTCTTATCGACAAACTGGCAACCAGTTAAAACACTTACTGCTGATGATGGTTCTGGTCAATGGGACGTTCAAGCGGCTGCTGCTAACGGCGCAATTAATATCATTGATGTAAATGCTGTTGGTGATAATTATCTCACAAACACAGGCACCCTTGCTGCTGTTGCAAACAGTACAACAATGACACTTGCCGCTGGTGCTTCTGGTACTGATGATATCTACACAGGTTCATCTTTGTATATTGCTTCTGGTCTTGGTTCTGGTCAAGTTAGTAATATCACTAACTATGTTGGTAGCACAAAAGTACTTACGCTTGGTAGTGCTCTTTCAATTACTCCAAATACTTCTTCAACATATTCGGTTGGTCCTACTGTCACGATTACTGGTGATGGTACTGGTGCTACTGCATATGCAAACGTTGTTTCGGGTGGTGCAAACGGTAACACAGTCAACTATATCAATATGGTTTCAGTTGGTGCTGGTTATTCAGAAGCAACGGTTGCAATTACTGCAAACACTTCTCATGGCTCTGGTGCTACTGCAACTGCATATGTTGCACCTCCAGGAGGTCATGGTTCTGATCCAGTTCAAGAACTTGCTGGTCATAATGTCATTGTCAATGTTCAACTTGATGGTGATGAATCCGGTACGTTTATGACAACAAACGACTTCCGCACGATTGGTCTTATTCGTGACCCACTTCTTGCTAATGGTTCAATTGCAACTGGCACATCATTTGACCAAACAACTCAAATTACTGTTTCAGGCGTAACAAGTTCAGGTGCTTATACTCTTGACGAAACGATTACTGGTGGTACTTCTGGTGCAACTGGTAAACTTGTAAGTTTTGCAAATACAAATGCATCAAACACTGCTGGTGTTGTTCGAGTAATTGATACAGATGGAACATTCTCTGCTTCAGAAACAATCACAGGCGGTACATCAAGTGTAACTGCTACGGTTAGCAGTGTTGCTCTTGGTAGTCTGAAACCATATACAGGTGATGTACTATATACAGAGAACCGTGGTCCTATCTCTCGCGCATCAGACCAAATTGAAGATGTAAAACTCATCGTTAAATTCTAAGGAATAAGTTGAATGGCAACTGCTAATACGAATTCATTGACAACTGATTTCAATGTCAGTCCATACTATGACGATTTTGACGAGAGTAAAAACTTTCATCGTGTCTTATATCGTCCAGGTCTTGCTGTTCAAGCTCGTGAACTTACTCAAATGCAGACCATTCTCCAAAATCAAATTGACCGTTTTGGTGAACATGTCTTCGTAGAGGGAAGTACTGTTCGTGGTTTAGAAATGAACTACGACCGTAATATTAAATATGTTAAGATTCGTGATGCTGATCAAAATGCAACAACTGTAAATGCGGCTGCATTTGTTGGTTCAACAATTACTGGTGGCACATCTGGTGTTACTGCATATGTTATTGACTCTGCAACTGGCACAGAAGCCGCAACACCAAATACAAAAACTCTTTACATTCGTTATACTGGCGCTGGTTCTACAGGAACTGCTGCAGCCTTTCTTAGCGGTGAAGTTCTTACATCTAATACTGCATTATCAGCAAACGTTATTACTGAAGGCGTTCAATCAACAAATGTTTTAGGTTCTGCATCTCGTATTTCGTTTGGTGATGGTATCATATATGCCAAAGACCATTTTATTAATGTATCAGCAGCAAATACAATTGTCGGTCGTTATAGTGCAAACACAAACATCAAAGTTGGTTATACTATCAACGAAACAATTGTAACATCTTCTTCAGATACAACACTGCTTGATCCAGCACAAGGTTCGTATAACTATGCTGCTCCAGGCGCTGACCGTCTTAAACTTGAAGCTGTTCTTACAACAAAATCTCTTACAGATGAAAATGATACAGCATTTGTAGAACGTGCTCGTATTCGCAATGGTCTTATTGAATTCAAAGCAGATAAGCCTCTTTATTCAGTTATTAACGAATACATTGCTCGTCGCACATACGATGAATCTGGTAACTATATCGTTAACGGTCTTACATCTCGTCTTCGTGAACATTTAGATTCTGCAAATAATGGTGGTGTTTATACTTCTGGTAACGGTGGTGATGTTAATAAACTTGTTGTTGATATTGCTCCAGGCAAAGCATATGTTAATGGATTTGAGAACGAAGTTCTTACAACTAGACATGTTGCAATTGATAAAGCAACAGATGTTAACTCAGTAGAAAATATTTCTATACCTGCTAACTATGGCAACTACACAGTAGTTAATGAAGTAGTTGGTACATGGGACGTTAATGGTCATGACCGTGTTGAACTTTACAATACTGCTGTAAATGCTATTTCAAATAACTCATTCACTACTGTTGTTCCAAGTGCTATTGGTACAAAGATTGGTGAAGCTCGTGTTCGTGCTGTTGAATATAACTCAGGTTCAAAGGGTGCTGCTTCTGGTCAATTAAAGTTATATCTCTATGATATCAATATGACTGCAAACAGTTTCAGTTATGTTCGGTCAATCTATCATAATGATGGTACAACAGATGGTATTGCTGATACAGTATTGACTGCTAACAGTGCAACAATTTCAGAAACAAGTTTCAATCGTGCATTGTTTAATATTCCTGCTGAGAATATCAAAACGCTTCGTGATACATCCGATCAAATTGATAACGAATTCCGTTTTCTTAAAGAATTCCCAGTCACTATTGCGGCTGATGGTACAGTAACAATTGCAACTGGTGATGCGACAGAACAGTTTCCATTCTCCACTGGTGCATTAAATGACACACAAGAACGTGAAAACTTCTATGTTGTTCTTAATGCTGCTGCAAATACCGCATCTGCTCTTGAAACAACTGCTGCTCGTGGTGCAGGTGCAAACACTATCACGGGTCTTACATCTGCCACTTCTAAGTATAATGTTGGCGATATTCTTAAACTTCAAGGCGAAGCAAACACATATGTCGTTTCATCTGTGGATAGCGCAACACAAGTAAGTGTTCACGGTAACGGCGAAGGTGCTGCTATCTCAAGTGCCACACTCTTCAAACAGTTTAAAGATGGTCAAGTTATTAGTCTTAATGGTGTTGGTGGTGATGCTGCTGCTCGTTCAGTTACAATCAACTCCACAACAAGCGCAACGATTGATATTGAAGAGACATTAAACTCTACTGTTGCTGCTTCTGTTGTTTGTGAACTCAAGAAAGTAAACGGTCAAGAGAAAGCAAAGAATATTCAAGAAAGTCGTTATGTAGAAATTAATGTTTCGGATTCTGGTACAACTGCTGGACCATGGAATCTTGGTGCTTCTGATGGATTTGCTCTTCGTGAAGTTCGTGTAAAGACTGGCAATACTTTCTTTACAACGACATCTGAAGGTACTGATGTTACAAGTAGTTTCTCGCTTGACACAGGTATGCGTGATAACTTCTATGACCATGCTAAACTCAAGTTAAAGAATGGTGCTTCACATACACCAGCAAATGGCAATGTCTATCTTGTTAAGTTTGATTACTTTACTCATGATACTTCACAGGGCGTTGGTTACTTCTCAGTTGATTCGTATCCAATCGATGATACAAATAGCGCAAATACAACTGCGATTACTACTGGTGAGATTCCTGTTTATACATCACCAACAACTGGCACTCGGTACGATTTACGCAATCATATTGATATTCGTCCACGTATCGCTGACACTGCAAACAATGTAACAACTCTTACAAACATCTCTCGTAACCCAGCAGTTTCAACATCGATTGTTGAGCCAAGTGGTGGTCTACGATTTATGGCTCCTAATGAAGACTTCATTACAGACTTTGATTATTATCTCCCACGCAAAGATAGAATTGTTATTACTTCATCTAATGCTTTAAGATCAATCAAAGGCGTTCCAAGTCTTGATCCAAAAACACCACCTGCACCATCTGATGGTATGACGATTGCTATTGTAAATGTAAAACCTTATCCATCTCTTCCACAAGATAATGCAAAGCGTATTAGTACTGCAACTGCTCCAGGTGGTCGTGCTGACCTTGCGATTAAACTTGATCCTGTTCGTATTCGTCGCTTCACAATGAAAGATATTCAAGGTCTTGAATCACGTATTGATAATCTTGAGTATTACACATCACTTTCATTACTTGAAACAGACACAAAAGAATTATTCCTTGCTGATTCAACTGGTGTAGATAGATTTAAAAACGGTATTATTGTTGATGAGTTTGTTGACTTCACATCATCCGATATCTATGACCCAGGATATGCAGTTGCTATTGATAAAGCTAACAAAGAAGCTCGCCCATCATTTAAAGTTGATGATGTTCAGGCTGAATTTAAATCTGCCAACTCAACAAACACAACCGCAACATCAAAAGATATCACGTTGGTTGTTGGAACTGGAACATATTCAAACGGCGAAGTAATTACTGCTGGTTCTGCTACTGGTACGCTTGATTATCAAGTTGGAACAAAACTTTATCTTTCAAATATATCTGGTACATTTAGTGCTGGTGCTTCAGCGGTTGGTGGTACTTCAACAACATCATCAACAATTGCTTCTGTAACAGCACCAAATGCTGGTAAGTTAATTATGCTTCCTTGGACGCATGATGAAACAATCAGCAATCCATTTGCGACAGATACAAGAAATGCTGCTGGTGAACTTTATACCCATCACGGTAGAATTACACTTACACCAGACACTGATTACTGGCAAGATGTAACAACAGTACCAACTGTCACAATTGATTTTGGTGGTCTTGCCGAAGCACTTGCTGAAGTTGCTAACTTTACTGGCATTCAGTGGGGAAGTTGGGGTGGTGGTTCTACTCGACGTGACGAAGATCGCGATCGAATTATTACAACTGAAAGTCGCACAGGTCAACAATTAATTGTTAATACTGGTAACGTAATTGAGACTGATTTGGGCGATTCACTCAAAGACGTAAACATTATTCCATTCATGCGCTCTCGTGTTGTACAATTTACAGCCGAAGGTATGAAGCCAAGTACTCGTGTTTATGCATTCTTTGATGGATCAGATGTAAATGCTTTCTGTTCTCCAGCAAATACATCGTTTGCCAACACTGCTTCGGAGGGCAGCGCATTAATCACTGATGCTACGGGTATTATTCGTGGATTGTTTAGAATTCCAAATGAAGACGCTCTCAAGTTTCCAGTTGGATCTCTCAAGTTTATCTTAACTGATAGCCCAACAAACAGTACTGGTTTTGGAGCAGTCGCTACATTTGCTGATGCCACATATAGTGCTGGTGGACTAAGTGTTGTACAGCAAGGTACGATTGTTGCAACTCGTGAAATTGAAACACTTACAAGAACGGTTAACGAATCAAGAACAAGTGTCCAAACAATTCAACGACCACAGGCGGAGGAACGCGATGCCTCCACCAACAGCGATCCACTTGCTCAAACATTCAATGTAAATGATGGTCTCGGTTCTGCTGGTATTGCTTCACCTGGAATGTTCTTAACTAAGATTGATATGTATTTCCAGAGTAAAGACCCAGTAAAAGGTGTTGCAATTGAAATTCGTGAATGTGATCCTTCTACTTCATTCATTACAAATAGAGTTGTTCCATTTGGTCGTGTAATCGTACCTTCTGCTGATGTTAACGTAAGTTCAAATGGTTCTGCGCCTACTCCAGTAATCTTTGAAACTCCAGTGTATCTACTCAACTCAATTGATTATGCTATTATTGTAAAACCAATAGATGACAATCCAAACTATACAGTATGGACTTCTCGCCTTGGAAGAACAGATTTACTTTCTGGTAATCGTGTATCAAAACAACCAGTAATGGGCACACTCTTTTCTTCTGCAAACGACAAGAACTGGACTCCTTTACAAGACGAAGACCTCAAATTTAATATGTACTTTGCTAACTTTGGTACCAATCAAACTGGTACTGCGGTCTTTAAAAATATTGATAAAGAATATCTTACAATTGATACTGTTGATACTACAACAATCTTTAATCGTGTTGGTGAAGAAGTACATGGTGAAACAACACTCACACTTTCGGCTGCACCAGGCGGTATCGCAATTGGTGATACTCTTGTTGGTTCAACCTCTTCTGCTAACGGTACAGTGACAAATGTTTCTGGAACAAATATTCGTGTAAAAGAAGTTACAACTGGTACGAAGTTTACAGATACTGAAACAGTTACTCTCTACAAAGCAGGTATTGCTGGTTCAAATACTGCAACAGTAAGCAGTCAAGCAACACCAACTGGTAAAGTATACTTCTTTGATGCTACAACACAATCAAACACAGTTGTTCATCTATCACAGCCAAGCGGTTCGTTTACTGCAAACACATATATTCGTGGGCAAGTAAGTGGTCTTGATGCTCGTATTAGCACGATTGATAACTTATCTATTGATACATTTAGAACATTCGTAAGTAAACTTGATCTTCAAGATACAACAACATCTGCTACTGCAAAACTTGCTATTACATCAAGTGCTCTTGATTCATCATTCCGAAATGTTGATATCAATGATGATACAACATATGATGGGCGTAGATATATTCTAAGTCGTTCAAACGAAATTGCAAATCTATCAAGTGCAAAATCTGCTGAGATTAAGTTTACTCTTACCAATGGTGGTAATGTTCGCCATTCACCTGCAATTGATAATGACCGTTCAGCGTTATTCACAGTAGAAAACTTAATTAACAACGACTCTACAAACGAAGATTCAACTGGTAACGGTAATGCGATTGCTCGGTATGTACAAAGAACAGTAACACTTGCAGATGGTCAAGACGCTGAAGACCTCAAGGTATTCGTTGGAGCATATAAGCCATCAACAGCAACCGTTAAAGTTTATGTCAAACTATTGAATGGTGAAGATGGTGAAACAATGGAAGACAAGACATGGATTGATATGACTCAGGTCACATCAGCCACTGTTGTGTCAGATTCTGAAAATACTCAAGACTTCAATGAATATGAATACGGTATTCCAACATCTTATCTTACAGGCGCTTCTGGTGAAGTTCAGTATACAGATGATGGTGTAACATATACAGGATTTAAACACTTTAAGATTAAGGTCGTTCTTCTTTCTTCAACACCTTCACGGGTGCCAAGGTTGAAAGATTTCCGTGCAATTGCTCTTCAAATTTAAGGTATAAATAAATGAAACTCCAACCCATTGAAAATGTAGACGGTTTTCAAAAAGATGAAAACAATGGTGCTGTTCTTTCAGTGGACAATAGAGCATTGTACGCATATAAGGCAAAGAAAAGCAAACAACATGAAATTCTGAACGATATCAATGATATCAAGCAAGATTTAAAAGAGCTTAAAGAAATTTTAAATCATGTTATTTCTTCAAATGCTAACGTACAAAAATTATAAATAAGTGTAGTTAAAAACATTCAATGAGAGATTCGTGTCAAACGATCTTCTCTTATCAACAGGAGATAAAACATGGGTCAAGTAGCTAACGTTGCTCTTACAGATACGTTTGATACATGGAGAATTCGTTCAAACCAAGGTTTCACGAATCTTTTTGAGATCAATCCAACTGCAAACACAGTCAGTGCAAATACAGTAACTGGTGCGACACTGGTTGCTACAAGCACAGTAACCGTTCCTGCTGCTTCAATTAGTGCTGTTGATGTTGACTTTCTTGCTAACACCAATACTTTTATTGGCACAAAGCTAGATTCTTCATCCTACACAACTGCTGATGTTCAAGCAAAAGCTGCTCTTGCTAACACCAATACTTTTATTGGCACAAAGCTAGATTCTTCATCCTACACAACTGCTGATGTTCAAGCAAAAGCTGCTCTTGCTAATACAAACAGTGCTATTGCTGGTAAACAAGACGCTGATGCAGATACTGCTAAGACTGACGTTGTTCAAACGTTTAGTGTTGCTCAACGTGGTGCTGTTACTGACCATGGTTCGTTGATTGCAAATACAGCATTCCGTCAAGACTTCTCTTCATCTAACCATTTCAAAATGACTCTTGCTGGTAACATTACACTTAATAACCCAACAAACCAAGTTGCTGGTCAGTCTGGTGCAATGGAAATCGTTAACGGTGGTTCTTACACAGTATCGTTTGGTAGTGACTTTGACTTTGCTGCTGGCACTCCTCCGACAATTACTGCGAGTGGAACCGACGTTCTATCTTATTATGTTTCATCTGCTAACAATATTGTAGTTGATATAATCCAAAACTTATCATAATTCACTTTCGAGTGTTACGGAGAAAAATGAATGAGCGTTCCAGGTAACTTATATACACCGACAATCCGCAAGACTCGTTTCGCCGGGTACATCATCGAAGGCAGCGCGTATGGCGATGGGTCAAGCGGATATCTTTTGCGAACGCCCGTTAGCACAGGGAACACTAAAACATTTGTTATTGAGCAAATAGTTAAAGTAGTCGAACCTTCTTCTGGTTCTTATAAAGACATTTTGTGGGCGGGTCGAAGCGCAAACCCTTATTTACGTTGTGAAATGAACGACAGCACACCTGCATCACTATGGTTCGCTCAATATAATGGAAGCAGTTATGACTTCCAGATGCGGACAAATCAGTTATTCAGAGATGTTTCTGCTTACTATCATT